AAGCCGGTGGTTGCTAGATATTTAGGGGAGAAACTTAGAAAGGTTATACAAAACAAGACATGCAGTATGTAATATTTATAAATATATAATATATAAATTATATATATATAAACTTCTTTAATATATTTATAAATATTAAACTTAAATTTTTTTGTTGACGATTTCTTTGTTTTAAAATAATTATGAATTGTGTAGCAAGGAGATTAATATGGAGATAAAACACTCACTAAGAAGTGTTGCCTACAAATTAGGAGATGGGCAACACAAGGCAATATGCCCATTCTGTTCCCATACAAGAAAAAAGAGAGAGCAAAAAACATTATCGTTAAAAGTACACGATGATGTGATTATGTATTACTGTTGGCATTGTGGGGAAGATGGTGGCATAAAGTTTAACGATGACAATATGGCGAGGAGAAAATCTGTGAAAGAGGAAAAGGTTGTAAGCATCAATAAGAATATAGCTGACAAATGGTTTGGCATTGGAGAGAGTAATGATTGCTTAGAATACTTAAACAGCAGAGGAATATCTAAAGAGACAGCAGAAAAAGCCGGTGTAAAGGTCACAAAACAATACATTGGATCAATTAAAAAAGAGACAGATTGCTTAGTTTTTCCGTATCAAAACGAAAACGGATTGTATCATTTTGCAAAAGTAAGATCTTTTCCGGATAAAGGTTTTTCTAGCTTTGGTAAAGCAGATAAATTTTATAATGTAGATAATGTAAACAAAGACGATGACATAATTATTTGTGAGGGAGAAATGGATTGCCTATCATTTATGGAAGTAGGCTACACAAACAGTATTTCAATTCCTCATGGTGCTGTTTTAAAAGTTGTTGATGGCAAAATAGATCCTCGTGATGACAATAAATTTAAATTTATTTGGAACTCAAAAGATAAATTAGATAAATGCAAAAAGATAATAATAGCTATGGACAACGATCAAGCTGGACAAGCTATGGAAGAAGAAATTGCTAGGAGAGTTGGCAAAGACAAATGTTTTAAAATTGTTTATCCAAAAGATTGTAAAGATGCAAATGAGATATTAACAAAACATGGTAGGGATAAATTACAAGATATTGTAAAAACTTCTATCCCATATCCGGTTTCAGGTTTATACGATGCAGAACATTTTTACGAACAAGTTGATGAGATTTTTGTGAATGGTGTTGGTAGTGGAACAAGCACCGGATATCAAGACGTTGATAAGCTATACACAATTGTTGAGGGTCAATTAACAGTTGTTACCGGTCATCCATCATCCGGCAAATCAGAATTTGTTGATCAGATAATGATAAACATATCTAAACAAAAAGGATGGAAATTTGGTATTTGTTCCTTTGAAAACGAACCAAGAATACATATTGCAAAGTTAATTAGTAAATACGTTGGTAAACCATTTTTTAGTGGCATTACACCTAGAATGACTACACACGAATTAGAGAATGGTAAAAAGTTTATATCTGATAATTTTTGTTTTCTCTATCAAGCAGATGGTTCGCTATCCACGTTGGACAGCATATTAGAAAGACTTAAAACTGCTGTATTAAGATTTGGTATTAGAGGCTGTGTTATAGATCCCTACAACTATATAGCAAAAGATATAACAACATCTGAAACTGATTGGATATCTGACATGCTTACAAAACTAAGGGTATTCGCACAAGCACATGGAATCCACATATGGTTTGTTGCTCATCCAACAAAAATGGTTAGAAAAGAAGATGGAACTGTACCACCTCCAAAAGGATACGACATTGCCGGTTCTGCTAGTTTTTTTAGTAAATCAGATGTAGGATTAACTGTGCATAGACCTAATCCATCTCAAAGTAATGTTACTGAGATACTCGTTTGGAAATGTAGATTTTCTTGGGTTGGTGCTATTGGGGAATGTGAGTTAGAATATGACAGCCTAACATCTAGGTATAATAAAATATCTGATGTTGCTGAAATGCTAAAGCCAAAGAAAAGCGATAAACAATACGATAACTATTATGAACCAAAAGAGTATAAAGACATCAGTTTCTAAAAAAAGTAAAAAAAATTACGATGAGTTTAGAGTATATGATGGACAACATACTGCAAAAGCAGAGTTTGTAGGCAATACCAATAAGGCTAGAATAAAGATATTAGATCAGACATGTCTAGACCGGCTACTCATGCATGATAGTATATCGTTAGAAAATTATAGAATAATGGATAGGCTGTATGCAGATTATTGTAAGTCCGGATTTTTTGGAGTTAGGGCATCAAATTACAATCCTAGGATCGAGGCTACACACGATGGATTAAGCGAGAAACATATGATGCTCAAAAGAAAAGTTATGGATTGTTTCTCTTACGTAAAAGATACTGGAAACAAAACAGCATATAAAATTTTTAAAAAAATTATACACGATGAAGAAATCACGAAATGGGAAAATGAATGGATTGCTGTGGATGGGAACTTTGATTTTATATGCAATCACGTAGAAAAGTTTTATAAATTTTGGGGAAATAGTTGACTAATGCTTTAGTGGCACTTATTAATTAAGTGTGAGTATTATTTCTCATATACTATTATGCTACACACAAAGAGCCAATCATCTCCTCGATTGGCTCTTTTTTTTGTGAAAACTTTACGTAAAGTTTTAGTCTCAGATATAGGGGGGGCAACACAAGAGTAAATTAATCATATAAATAAGTGTTGTTTGGTTCAGTTTCCCACCTATAAAATATGTGATCATCTATTCTTGTAACGTATGTTTTAGTTTCTGCCCAACTAGGATTAACGTAGTCAGCATGATAATGTGTCGCTCCCTCAACAAAATCACTTAAATGTTGATTATAAACACCATTGGCAACATGCATGGCATCTTCCCATGCTTTATTGTCTATTGGTTTATCGCTTTTACCATCGCAGTACCAACTAAATTGACACCTATTTTTAATAGGAAACGATGGTTTCCATTTGTATGTTTGACCTTGTTTGACTACCTCACAAACTGTATTGGGATATCTTTTATCCTTAACTCTATTCATTACAACTTGTGCGACAGCCACTTGTCCTAAGAAACTTTGATTTTTAGCCTCATGATAGACGTTTAATGCAAGACAAACTAATGATGCAGTTAACATTTCTAAATCTCCTATTAATCTTCAAATTGACTACCACCTCGCATATTTTGGATAGTGGATGTTGAAACACGATTTACTCTTCCATAATCTTTTTCACGAATGGCTCTAGGATCGTCTTCAAATCTTTCATCCATCCCTAATTCCTTTGGTGTCTTTTTAGAATTTTTTTTCCAAAGTTCACGTTGTAAATCTACTATTGAATTACGATACCGGTAGCCTTTAGATCTACCTTTTAGTTTGCTATATGTTGTTGTCATGTGAATTTCCCCTTAATAAGCGAATACTCTTCGTACAGAGCATCTAGGTTAATTTGGTAGGTTTCATACAGAGAGGTCTGCAAACCCCTCTGTATGAGGCTCTAAGAGCCTTTTTTTTGTGGCTTTCCGTACATTAACTGAACCATTTTTAAAGAGACCTCAGTTTTGCCCACAATACAAGTGCAATAAATATTTGAGGGAACAAGTATCTAGGGATGTACAGCATTGACGTATGGTTAATGCATAAACCAAAGGCATCCACTTTTGCCCACATTATGGAGTGGTCTCTCCCCCTATTCTTTAAAATAGATACTGTAAAAACTTACAAGTATCATGGTTAAACCAATTGATCCTATAAACAATGTAAACAGTATGCCCTCTACACTCTGCATATAATATCCATTAGGATCAGACAAAGTAACTAATGACATAAGCATAACACAAATGCCTAAGAGAAATAATAATATTCTATCTAATTTATCCATTATCTTTCTCCCATTTTTTGATTACATTTTTTAATTCCACAGCCATTTCATATCGACCATCAAGAATACCTAGTTCTCGACTATCAACATCGTCTTCATGGCTGTGTGATTTATAGGTTTTTATCTCTGAAGATATTTCTTTTTTAATCACAGCTATAAGCTGATTAGATAAATCATCCGGATTAAATCGCATATTACACTCCCATTGCATTAAGTATGTTTCGTTGAACTCTGCCACTCATAACATTCTCTGCTCTTCTAAAGTTTGAGGATGCACAGTTTATGGTCTCAGCTATGTTATACCTACGATTATTGTAAGTTTGAGCAGTTTCTCTGTCGTTGCCCCTAAAAGGTATATTCCCCATACCTTGCTGTGTGTCTTCAATTGTCCAATGCTTTGTTTGATAGACTAAGAAATACAGATCTTTTTCCATGCTGATAATACCATCGTGGCTTGTAATGATATCAACAGTATAAGCCTCAAGACCATTAGCTGTAATTCTATCAGAAACTTTCATAGGTTTGGCACTAGCAACAAATGCTGTCTTGCTTTTGTATACTGTAGTTGCCATACCTTTCATATAGACATTCTTAAACCATGATGGAGACAAAGAAACCTCATTGAAATGCTCGTAGTACTGCCAATTATCTGCTCTTCCTACAGTAGATGGTTTAATAGCTGTTTCTGCTCTTAATGCATCAGCACTAATCTTAACATTGGTTCTAGCCATATTGTCATCCCACCATTTTTTAGCAAAGGCATTAGTGAGTACAGCATACTTGCTGTTAACAGCTTGACCATTGAAAAAACCATGCTCGTAATTACGTTCTTTACGAAACACTTTTTTGCCATCAATCTTATTGCTGTAAATGGCAGACTTATCTTTACGAGCCTTTCTGTGTTGCTTGATCCAAGCACTACAATTGTAAATGCTGTCTAAACCATGATTGCCAAAATGATCTTTGTGCTTGGTAAACATAAAAACAAAATCTTTTTCTTCAGCAGATAAATCGTCTGCATGATATGAGTAATTAGATCCGGCTTTTACTAGACTAGCTTTTTGGTTTTCGTTTAATCCAAATGCTTTGTATCCCTCGTTTAAAAAGTTGAGATAATGCTTTAAGACTATTTGATCCTTAAACTCTTGAGATTTAGGATCTTGTTTTTTTCCAAAATTATGTATCATAAAATACTCCATATAATGATAGTAGTTGGCTGATTTCATGCTTTCGCAATCGTCAGTAGGAACACACATTCCTATATCAGCATCGTTAAAATCCCTAGGTACAATCACACACAGACATATCGTTTCGCCTCTGTGTGACGTTCCTAGAGCCTTTTTTTTATCCAAAAGTAGCATTAAGCCACTTTTAGATAGGTTGTTTGACCAATAGGTGCATTATCAGCACGTAGGTCTGTGCTTACCCACAGAACCGGATATGGCTGTTCCTCTGTAGGAAAATCATGTATGCCCATGTCAGTAAAATAAATAAAGCTGTCTACCTCAAGATCATTTTCTTTGATGTAGTTGAACACCGGCATAACACATGTACCACCACGACCATCAGCAGATATCATTTTTATTTCATCGCCTTGATCATACTTGATAACATTCTGTATTTTGCTGTCGCATGTAATTACAGTTACAGACTTAGGTTTAAGTTCTAATGCCATAGCATTGAGACCACCAAGAAAATACTGCAATTCTTTATTAGATACAGAGCCGGAACTATCCACAGCCACAACGACATGACCAACACCAATATGCTCAAGTGTTGGAGCGATCATTTCGTGAGTGTAGTAGAACTTTTTATGTATCCTACGATAGCTAAAATTATGAGGAACATCGCCCTCAAGATGTCTTTCAACAACGTCTTCCCAATTGATCTCAGCACGTTTCATAACCTTGACCATTTGCTTGACCTCTGCCGGTAATGTTCCACGTTCTTTAGCTTGTCTTACAGCTTGGAATATCTCCTCTTTAACATCAGCCTCTTCTTCGCTGATCTCAGCTTGAGACATGCCCTCAGTAACATTGTCTTCGATGTTGCCCCATGATTGTGGCTGTAACCAAGTTGGATCTCCATTATCTGATTGATCCCCTTGATCGCCTTGACCATCTTGACCTTGTTGCTGTTGCTGTTGCTGTTTAGCTTTGATCTGTGGATAGATAAAATTATAAATCTTTTCAGCCATCCATCCATCAAACTGTGGATCAAACAAAGCACCTTTTGGTAATACAAAACCGGATCTCTCAAGAACTTGGTTCATTGATAAATCACAAGCTATATTCCAAATCTCAGCATCACGTTCTTGCTGTCTTACATGGTGCATAAGAAATCTGTGACCAACCTCGTGAACAACAACACCTTTGAGTGGCTCGAAATCTAAACTCTCAGCAAATTCTCTGTTATAGAATATGTCTCGCCCATCAGTTGCAAATGTTGGGATGCTGTTCTTTTCGATGATCTTCATCTTGACTAAGACAGCACCATAAAAAGCATGACCTTTATCGTCACGATCCCATAGTAGCTGTATCCTAATCTTTGAGAACTTATCTTCTAGTTTTAAATTCTGCATTAAAATCTCCAAAAAAAGTTTACGTAAAGTTTTGTCTGTGGCACTACCGGTACGCAGTACCACAGATATAAATTTTTAAAGTAATAGATCTTTCAAGTTACCTTGAGATCCCAATACTTGTTTCATAGCTTGATGAGTAACCAAGGTCTTGTTTCTTAGTACTGCATCTTTAAGCATAAATGCCATGAACTCTTGCTCCGGTATCCTTTGGATATAAGTTAGGATACTTGCACAGTTTGTCATGTTCATCTTACTAGCTAGTGATCCACACAAAGCAAATAAAACACCACGATCTTCCGGTATTTGTGTAGTGCTAGGATCTTTAACAATGCTGTCAAAGTCCGGTAGCTTTTCATATAGCTTTATGTGAGCCATTAAACTAGCTGATGCTGTCTCGCCTATCTGACCATTCAACATGCCTCTTAATGTGCTGTGATCTAATCCCATGTTTAGAAATACACCGGCACGTTGGCAAGATCTTGGTGTAGCATTACCGGTTGCTGACACATCAAAGTTATGCAGATGCTGATCATCAAACTTAATCCATGATGTAATTCTGTGATCAACATTGTTAGATGCATAGTAACTTAATACATCGTCAGTATTGACCTCAAGATTAAGAAAACAAAATCTGTCAGCAAGTTGCGATGGCAACTTATTAGATCCGGCTCTTGCAGACAAAGGATTACCGGCTGAAACAATTACCCATCCATCCGGAATGATAAAATCTCCAACACGATGTTCATCCACAGCTTGACCAAAAAGGTTGTGATGCATCAAAGTAGCTTGAGCCACCTCGTCAGCAAATATAATTCCACATCCCTCAGTAGGCACAAACATAGGTCGTAATCTCCTCATGCTTTCGCCATCCTTTGCCGGTACTAACCAACCGGCATATTCGTTAATGTCTAACTGTGCCAAACTAAAGTTAATAAAACCTAGTCTGTCTTTGTCATAGTTAAACAACTCGTAAGCTAGAGACAGCAGATCCGGATCAGTAACCAATGATCTGACAGATGTTGTCTTACCTTGACCAACACCACTCTCAGCATATGGATGAGCAAGATCATCCTTACTGCCCCCATTAACTCTAACTCTCCAATTATTCATAATACAGCTTTTGATTGCTGTTCTCATTTCATGTATTCGCATAACGATACTCCTTATTTAGATTGATTGATAAATTTATTCATAATTGATACAGCCTTTGATTTATATTCTGTACCAAAATACTTAGCGACTAGATCAATTGCTTGGTCATTAGTCAGATGTTCTAGCTGATTAACCATGAAATTTTCTATGGCATGATCAACTATAAACTCTGCATTTTTCAGCAGAGCCTCAGTTTCAACTAGTTTAGTATTAGCCTCATTCAATTTGAATTTAAGATCTTTCAAATCATTTTGTGCATCAACTAGTTTAGCTGTTCTTTGTATTAGATTATTTTCTAATATTTTTTTTTGTGACAATTAATATCTCCTCTGTTTATTGTCGTTGCTGTTCAAATGAACAAGCAGAGACACGAAATTAATCGTGCCTCAATTTGTGCATTTGATTAAGAGAGTAAAGCCTCAACAGTTTTGTCTACAACTTTCTGCTCTTTCTCAGCATCATCAATTGCTTTTCTACCTTTGTCAGCAATCTCAAATCTGTTCTTTAGTCTGACCTCGAACTCTTCAAGTTCTTTTGCTGTCATAATCAAACCATCTCTTTGCTTACCGGTCTTAGTCTTCAGACCTACTAGCTTATCGATGATTGTATCCAATGGAGATTTAACATCCTCTCCTTTGTTGTGATTAATCAAACTAGCTTGGGATTTGATATCCAACTTAGCAAACAGATCCAAGATGTAGGTCTTGGTAAGATTGCTTGATGGTAGGTCATGCTTGTTTGTAAAAAGTACACAGTTTCTTTTGAACAAGTCAGCTTGACCTTTTGTCATATCGCATCTTGTCTGAAATGTAGTTAATAATTCATTGGTCGCATCCTCTGAAATATTACCGGTATCAGATCTTGGTATTGAATTAATTGGTATCATTGCTGTCGCATACTGATCCAATCTAATAGCACTCATGTCAGCAGAGTTCTGCTTGTTAGATCCTTTTAAAAGGTTGTGCTGTTGCTCTTGTTTAGCTAATTGCTTAACGACATCGTCAGCAATGATTGATTTAGTTTTCTGCATTATGGTATCTCCTTTTGTTGCAGTTTGTTTAGGTTGGTTGTCGTTGTCTAGTATGTCCTTATCAATGATAGGATTAACTAGGTCTCTTCTTAAATATCTGTAGATTGCTTTGAAACAATCTCCATGTGGTCTGCTGTAGTTGCCTCTAAATCTCTTTATCTTAGCACCTTTGTAAAACTGTACATGGTGGGCAACCTCATGGCTGACACTTATAAGATATGTATGATCTAGATTGAGGCATACTCTGCCACCTATTTGAGGATCACTATCGTAGCTTTTATATTCTCTGTGATAGTGTTTTTCATCTAGGTGTTGCCAATAACTAAGATTAATTTTGATGCTGTATGCACATGCATTTGTTGCACCGGCACGTTTAGAATTAATAACCTTAGTTACACGTACTGCTCTATCAACATCAGCAGTTGTTATTCCTAACTCGTATTCTTTTTTCTTTAGGTGGTTCATGCATTTACGAACCATCTTTTTAATACTGTTAGTGTGAGCAGTAATTTCTTTTTTACTGTAGTCATATTTATCATGAGATAAATTTATATTTTTATTAGGCATTAAGTACTCCGGTTAATTGTTTATCCTAGGACAAAGAGCAGTAAATACTGCTCAATGTTTCGACCTCAGTAGGTCTCATCAGCTAGGCTATATGGCTGATAAAGTTATTGAATGTGGATGACCATCTTCGTAAGCCTCAGCTACACGATCAACAGATTTATTTTCCATCCTCAATGCTACAGATGGTTTGACATAGTAAATGTCCATTGTTCCATCTGCCCATTCGTAAGCCTCGTCTTCATTCTTTTCTAGAACAAGAGGCACAGCCTTTTGTGGCTTACCAACATTTCGATATTGAACACCATCGCAATCGCATCCCTCAGTAATAGGAACAACGTATCCATCCTCTGAGTTTTTATAGATGTAAGAAAATCTGTTAGCCTTTTCTTCCAACTCATCACGTATGCCATAATACAGCATGTCATCGATGGCTATCTTTCTCATTGTTCTTCTGAGTTCTTTTACATCCAAATCTAGTTGTACTGATTGAGTATAAAGCCTTACTAGCATTTTACATTTCTCTAAGTATTTTTCTTTATTCATGATTGTCTCCATATTTGATTAACTGTTTCACTCTTTTGAGATCATCAGATGCAACACACATTGCATTACAGTTGAGGGGGCAATCTCTTGCCCCCATATTTTATTTAGATATTTTAACCAATGTTCTGTAGTGCAATGCTTGGATATTGTAGCCACCACATAAGATTGTGCTAATTGTTATTGTCTTATTACCTTTGTCAGTTCTGACATTGTAGTAACCATGAAATCCATCAGAGTTCATTACGAGGTTTGTATTATAGATTTCATTGATGCCAAAACTTTGCAGTTTCAAAGCCATCTTTTTATTTCTAGCTTTGATGACAGCCTCAGCATCTTTGACAGCAAGTTCTTTGACCATCTGAAAGCTAATGCCATACAATTTTTCAGCCATTGATTTGCCACCACCAACTTTGTGGAGATGATACCAATCAACACGACCATTAATTTTAGTAGGCTGTTGCCACCACTTTTTAATAGCCATGTATTTGAACTCATAATCTTCAATTTTTCTTGATATGTATTCTCTGTCGAACTCATCAAAGGTTTGCTCTAAGTTTTTAATAATTTGTTCATATTTATTCATATGATACTCCATAGTTGATTAACTGTTTCGACCTTTTGGTCTCTTCAGATCAAGTACACACTTGATGACAGTTGAGGGGCAATAAATTGCCCCTCATAATCTTAATTGTCTAATGTATTTCTTACAGCCAAAGCACCATAATCGAAACCACTACAAACCCAATCTTCATAAACGTCATCGTCATCGATTATTGCTTTCATTGCATTTTCTATTGGACAGCAAACTTTACTAACTAACTTAGGGGATAATTTATTTACGTGATCGCCATCATGTGCATCAGCTAAATTAGCCATCCAATGTGCCTTAACCAAATACTGCATTAATCTATATTCGTCTTTGTTTAAAGCTATCTCAAATTTTCTTGTTCTATCTTTATAAATCATAATGATCTCCATTTTTGTTTGATTGATTTGAATTGTTACAACCTCTATTTGGAAACTCGTGAGAAACTACTAGCCCATATCGCTGTCCTCATCAGACTGAATTGTGGGGGCTGTATCACTCTTGCCTTTCTAGTACTTACAACTTACATTCTTTCAGTTGCTTTCCTTAATGCCTAGTTTCCCATGTAGGTCAGAAAGGGATGTTTGCTTTACAGTTCAAACGAGTTGCCAAACAGAGGCTGTCCTATTTATATAATATTTTTTGACCAATAATACAAGCACTAAAGTTGATATTATTTAACTTAGAGGAACATTATTTTACTTACTAAGACTAAATCTTCTGTAATCCAAGGTGGACAACAAAAACGCTGAAACTTACTTTTAGGTAGCAATACAGCCTAAACTGCTTACATGTGCTGTATGAGGCTTAAATCGACAGCAATGAATATTTCACGAAATGAGACTACAAACAAAGATAATAAAGTGTTATCATTGGTAAAGGTCGCAGGTCTAAGGAACATGATATTAAAACTTTACGTAAACTTTTGAGGATAAAAATATGTCAGATAAAAAAGATAATAAACCTAAATTAAAATTGGTAAGTGATAACGACAGCCGGAATAACAAGGGCAAAAAATCTAATGTTATTGGTGGGGATCTCAGCCAAAAAATGAGAGGCTTTTGCTATGATGTAGTAGGTAGAAATGGGGAAAAGGGCATGACCTTAATTGACGCTTATTGTAACAACTATAATGTTAGTAAAGATATTAAACCAAACACTCTTAGAATGTTGGCATCTAGATTAAGAGCAAAGGATAACATTAGGATATTTATAGATCATCTTTTACAGCAGAAAATGTCATTACACAGCATGAACGAGGTCAAAAGGTCAGAGTTATTGTTGAGCAAGATTGAAAAGATGGCAGACGATGTAAATGTGACTGATGCAGTCCGGCTGAAAGCACTTGAGATGTTAGGGAAAAATATGGGATTGTTTACTGACGTTTTAAAGGTGGATGATAAACGTGATAGGTCTTCAGTAGAAATAGAGAATGAATTACTGAACAAGCTAAACAGTATAATTTCTAAATAAAAAAGTTACGTAAACTTTTACAGCTAGGAACGATAAGTTCTTTCCGGCTAGTTACGATAAGTTCTTTTAATGTGTCCGGTCTAAATTTCTTTTTGTTAGTCGCTAACCCCACCCACTCCCTACCCACCCCGACACACAGACGTGGCTACACACACCGCAACATGATTTTGCACATGAAAATACTAAAATTTCACAAAGGTTACCCCTATAAAAAGTGTTAATAGATATACGTGTAAGTAATATAATATCAACTTTAAAAAAAAATGCCTATATGATTCTTTTTTTATTGAAATTTCTTTAAAAATAGTATAAATAAAATTTATTGTTTTAATATTTATAAATGTTCTATAGAAGGTAAGAGATATATTAAAGAAGTTTATAAATGTTATATTTATAAATATTGTAAAGGAACAATTATTTGTCAGACAATATTGTAACCTTAAGTGATTACAGAAAATCTCCTAAAATAATAGAAGAATTTGAGTTAGAAGATGCTCTGGTAATAGGATGGACCACTGATGAAAGTGGTGATAAAGTATTACATGTTTCATCTTCAGTTGAAACAGAGGATAGTTTGTGGATGATTGAGTTGGCAAAAAAGATTGTAGAGAGCAGGCCTCCAGAAGTGTGGAGCAATAATGAATGATCTGTCTAATATCTTAAAAGATAATCTAGATAAGATTAGTGAGCTTCCACCAGAGAAGCAAAAAGAGATTCTGGCACTAGTAGAAGAATACGAATCCGTAAAAGAAAGAGAAGACGCAAGAGATAATTTTTTATCTTTTGTTAAACTTATGTGGCCGTCTTTTATTCATGGCAAGCACCATGAGATAATGGCAGAGGCATTTGAAAAAGTGGCCCGGGGTGATTTAAAAAGACTGATAATCAACATGCCACCCCGTCATACCAAGTCGGAATTTGCAAGTTATTTATTTCCTGCATGGTTTTTGGGAAAGTATCCGGAAAAGAAAGTTATACAGACCGCACACACTGCAGAGCTATCTGTTGGTTTTGGCAGGAAGGTTCGTAACTTAATACAGAACGAAGACTTCCAGAATGTATTTCCGGGTATAGAGTTATCCACAGACAGTAAAGCAGCAGGTAGATGGAATACAAACAAGCGTGGTGATTACTTTGCGATAGGTGTTGGTGGAGCAGTTACGGGTAAGGGTGCCGATATTTTGATAATTGATGACCCCCACTCCGAGCAGGAGGCCACAATGGGTGATTATAACCCAGAAGTTTATAACAAAGTTTACGAATGGTATACGTCAGGACCTAGACAGAGACTGCAACCGGGTGGTGCCATCATTCTTGTTATGACCAGATGGTCAAAAAGAGATTTAACAGGGCAGATAATTAACAAATCTATTGAAAGAGAGGGTTCTAACGATTGGGAAGTGATACAACTGCCTGCAATATTGCCGTCAAACAAGACTTTATGGCCAGAATTTTGGAAAAGATCAGAGTTAGACGCTCTTAGAGCTGAATTACCAGTGGCAAAATGGAACGCACAGTACCAACAGGACCCAACATCTGAAGAAGGAGCGCTAATTAAGCGTGAATGGTGGCAAGAATGGGAAAAAGATGACCTTCCACCATGTGAATCCATCATACAATCGTGGGATACAGCGTTTTTAAAGACACAAAGAGCAGATTATAGCGCCTGCACCACTTGGGGCATCTTTTATTTGCCTGATGATGACGGTGCGGACAGGCCAAATCTAATATTACTCGATGCATTCAAAGAAAAACTGGAATTTCCTGATTTAAAACGTGCAGCATATGAAAAATACTGGGAATACGAGCCAGATCAAATGATTATTGAGGCAAAAGCAGCAGGATCTCCCTTAATTTTTGAGCTTAGAGCGATGGGAATACCAGTTACGGAGTTTACACCGAGCCGTGGACAGGATAAGATAGCAAGAGTTA